TCGTCATCAATGGACGAAAGGATTGATTTCACCCGGTACAACTTGGAGCGATAGAGGGTGAGTACAGACTCGGCGCGTTCGGCGCGAACTTTCATGGCGGCAAACTCATCCTTTGCCCACTGCATTGCCGATGCCGCGTTGTCAGATAGTGCCTTCAACCTCTCGCACTCCGCTTTCGCAGCGGCGAGTTCGGAGTGCATCGAAAGCATTGCCTCCTCGTCGCTGGTAAGCAAAGCGTCCGAAGCGGTTTGCGGTAGTATAATAACCCTGATATTGTTTCCGTATTGGATGGCAACGGCATCCGTCCTCGGCGTGGCGCTGGGCTTGGTGGGTGGGTTCATGGTCGTGAGCGTTTCGATTCCTGATACATGCTTTTGATTGGGTCTTTTAGTTTTCCACAGTGGCGGCATCGAAGGCCGAGCCACCAAATTCCGTTCGCGTCTCTCTCGTGCTGGATTCGACCGGCGCACAGACCGATTCGGCACATGATTTTTCGCAGCAGGCTCATACGCTCCCCTCCTTCGCGTGCTCGGCGGTGGCGGCGAGGGCGGAACGAACGCGCCTCATCATGCGATGATGCTCGGGCGGCGCGTCCCCATCCACGTCTCCCTCGTAGCGAATCATGGCGTCAAAAAGCTCTTTCAACGCCTCCTCTAGCACGCGCACCCGCTCGCGCTCGGCGGTGAGGGCGTCTTGGCACTCGCAAAACATATCCCCGCGCTCAACCTTGGCTAGTTTCTCGGATGCGTAGAGTTTCCGCAGCAATGCGGTTTCCGCCTCCACCGCCCGCGCCTCGCTGTCGCGGATAAGGCGAGCGGCTTCCATAGGTGACGCTGAACCGTCCTCGCTGGCGAAGATGATTTCGTAGGCCAGCTTAATTTGCGCCTCGGTTGGGGTGGTGCTCATCGTTTTAGTGCCTCCCTGAGTCTGTCGCCTAGATGGTCGGGGCATGGCCCTGCGTTTTGGATCATGTGCTGAACTAGGCTGGCTTTTCGGTTGATTGGGTCTTGGCGCATTATCACTTCAAGATGCGCAATGACCTGAATCCAGATTTTGGTTAATGGGTCGTCGGTGCTCATTGTTTCGCCCTCCGTTGCTTGGTAGGCTTCGCGCACGGGATTCCGGCTGCGGTCAGAATTTTACGGGTAATGCCTTCATAGTGCGTGCTCGGACGAGTTCCGAACGTGGCGGACTGTGCCCGCTCCACAATCGCGTCCACGTCGTCCAGTGGGATGACGGCGACGCGAACCACTTGATTTGTGAAACGAGTGTCCGCCAACACTCTGCAACTTTTGCGGCTTGTGGAGCAGCAAACTATTTCGGGATAGTAATTCGCCCACATCACGCGGGCTTTGGGTGTTTTGGTTTTCATCGCGTTACCTCCACTTGCGCCCGCAGCCGCGCATTTTCCGCCATAAGGTAGAACTGCCGCTCATCGGCCAGCGTCAGGCGTGCCTCTAGGTCGGCAATCATTGCGGCCTGAACCTCGGTTGGGGTTGGGTCTGTGGTTTTATTGCTCATGTTATTTGGTTGGTTTAACAGAAATCGCTCGGGTGATTCTCTTGATCCCGCCTGTCTTCCCTTTTGTAGCTAGTCGCTATTTCAAGAAAGAGCAGGTATAGGCCGTAGGAGAATCCAAGTGTTGCAACAATTACAAGCACGAAATGGAAGAAATCTTTCATTACCTCCATTCCCCCTTCCGGCATAGCACGGCAATGAGCGCATAGTTCGCCATATCCAGCCAGGTATCCATGATGGACTCGTTCTTTGCCTCCTTGCAGTTGGTCAGCAGGTTCTTCAACCGGGCGTGCTTGTCAGTCATACGGACCAAAACCCCGTATTCGCCAAAGGAACTGATATTCTCGCTGCCGTAGTCCTGCTGCTTGGAGTCCAGCACTTGGATGTTGGCCAAGGCGATTTCCAGCGCCTTAACTCCCATAGCAGTCTTTAGCCCTAGGCTCTTGGCAATGTCGTCGGTAGTAATGGACGGGATCGGCTCACGCCATTCGTTCCCGAAGTCGTCCACGTCGATTACGTGGCCTACGCTGCCCCGGGCAAGGTGCCAGCTATCCCATTCTTCACCGAACTTCTGCCGGTGCCAGTGATGGGCTTGAACCACCTCCCCTACTCCCAGGAGGCGGCTGTTGTCGTCGTTTAGTTGGTTTTCGTTGGTCATGTTATTGGTTGGCTAAAATTAGTTGTCTTCCCCATCCACATCCCGCCATGCCCACTTGCTGTTGTAGCAGGCAAACAGGGCTTGCTCGCCGTTCTCGGTCTTGATCTGGCAGGCATTGCCCTTCACTCCCCGTCTGCCCGCTTCCAAGAACAGCCAGGTAGTCCAGCGAATCAGCCCCCATTGGGACTCGATTTGATCCTCGGGATCGGCCCAATCCGTGACGCGGAACCATTGCTGGGCGTCGGAGCGGGAGAATGTAGTGTTGTCGTGGGTGAATGGTTTCATACGGGTTGCAACTGTTTGGATGCGTAGTCTGCAATTAGCAGGGCGTCGGCATTGGTTAGAGTGACTTTGATGTTGGGATAAAGACGGGCAGCGGCTTCCTTGAGGGCTCGCTTACGTTCCGGTCCCTTGGTGGATTGCACGCCGGATACGCCCTTCTGCCAGGTCTGCGGGCGCACTAGGACGGTCTTGATGCGGTTGGCGGCTAAGACCCCGCGAATGAAGCCGTAGCCGCTGCCGAACTTGAACATGGAAGATCCGGGCTGGGGCTTGCCGATGTATCCCCCGACTTCTTCCAAATAGGCCACGGGTTCGTAGCCCTCAACCCCGCAGGCACAGGCGTAACCGTGAACGGCTTCCGCAAGGTCGGCGTCGTCTGGCATCGGATAAACCAAGATCGGCTTTCCCGGCCATTTGACCGCGATTGCACCGGAGGCTCCCGGGTCTATTGCGATTAGGAGCGTGCTCACTTGACGCCTCCAATATACAGAAACAGCAGGGCCAATGACACCATTGCGATAAAACATAGGTCGTCTCCGTCGAGTTTGTTGTAGAGTTCTTTGAGTAATGATTTCATACGTGTTGCAGGCTTACCACTTCTTCATCCAGTTCCACACCCCAACCATGCCCACAAAGGCCGTAAAAGCCTTACGTAGATCCTCGGATGTGTATTCGTGGACAGTCACAACGCCGGGCTCCGTGGTTGAGATACCGAAGATCAGCCCCCGGCCTTTGTTCAGGAAGTCGTCGCCCCACTTGGCGTAGCCATAGGAGGCGGTTTGGGCCACATCGGTTTCGTAGCTGGCGACTTCACCGGCTTTGCTCTTACGGCTTTTCAGGTCCACAACCGTGTAATCTTCTGCGAACTCGTCGCAGCGGCCTGCGTAGCCAATATCGGCGTCGCCCACGCATTGTTCGACCGAGATATTCACTACACCGTATTCCCGGCGCTTCTCCATGGTTGCCTCAACGTAAACAGCCACGTTCGCGTTGTATTCGCGGTCCTGGATTGCCAGCTCTATGCCCTTATGGATTTCGCCACCAAGCTGTTTAGCGGGATCGGATGCACGGTCTGCCTTTGCTACAACCCGCTCCATCCACTCCTTCTTGTTTCCGCCAATAGCGCCGGGATCGTTGAGTGCTTCATCCCAAGCCACCTCGGCCACCCGGTCCTTCACCCAATCAACCACCATCTGCTTATGCAGAACTTTGAAGATTCCTGTGGTTGACGGGCAAACGATAGCCCCCGACTTACGCAGTTTTCGGGCATCCCGAAGGTTGAATGTTCCACCCTCTTGATAGAGCGGAATCCAAACACCCGATGGGAGCCTTTGATAAAAATGCCCCCCCTCAAACTCTTGCGAGCCTTTGGGGGCAACGGCGGCGGGGGCGTCAATCAGGGTCATGGTCAGAACGGTGCCTCGTCCTTGGCGTTATCCTTGTTCTTCCCCGCCGCCAGCTCAGCTTCCAACGCAGGCTTGAGGCTGGCAACCGGGACAATCTCGGCTTTCAGCTTGGGATGCACCGCCGCCACCTCGCCCACTCGGGAACGCTTGTAGGGCGTGCCCTTCTTTGAAACCTTGTCCTCATTCTTGACCGTGACGGTCAGACCGGAGCCAACGAGGTCGGCGGGCTTGCTACCGGCGTTCGGTTCCTTGCCCAAGGCGGATCTGTAATACTTGGAATACGTGGCCTTCTCGTGGATGCTGTATTTGACCGGCCAGGTCTTCACGAATCCGGGCTTACCGTTGAACAGCGCACCGAGGTAGAACTCAATGGCTGGGAAGGTTTCTTCAACCTGCTTCTCCTTGTTGAATTGGGTGTGCTCCTTAATGTAGTTGGTGGCAACTACGGTCAGGATCAGTTGGCCGTCCTCGGGGAGCGGGTCGAGGTGGAAAAAGTCCTGATTGGACTTGGGCGCTACTGCGCTTGGAGCTTCTTGGAATGACATATTATTTGTATCTGTTGGTTATGGTTTACTAACGAAAGGGAACCGGCCCCGCCTCTGACCACATGAACCGCTAACCACAGCGGGCGGCGGGACCGGATTACGTTTTGGAGGAAGTTAGGCTTTCCTACGAGTTGCAACAAAATAATGAGAATCGTCTGAAAAAAGTTGTAGTCCGGTGGGAACGGTGCGTTGTAGGGCCTCAACAACCCATACAAAAATGAACGACAACCAATCCACTATCACCATTGTTATCGACAAAGACCTAAAGAAGAAGATCCGGATGATCGTGGCCCATGACGGGCGCACGATTAACAACTGGTTCAACCATCGCCTCGGGAAGACCCTGGAAATGGTCGCGGAAGGCGAGTATGCCAAAATCTCGGCTAACTTTGAAAAGAACCAGCCGAAACCGGACGCGGCAGCGTAAGGACACCGGCGTAGTAGTCGGAGGTGAGCTTGGGCGAGCTATGGCCTAGCGCCTTCTGTGCGGCAAACAGACCGTCATTGCGGGCCACGGCAGAGCCAAAGAGCTTACGGAGTTCATGGTTGGTCTTGCGGCCCTCGCCCAGCCGGGAACGCAGCCAAGGGCCAAGGGTGCGGTGGATGACCTTAAAACGTGCCCATTCGTGCTCCAGCGGGATAATGTGGTCCCCGGAACGGAACTCGCGGAGTTCGGCGTGGGCAGTCGGGTCTAGGTTGATGATCCGGTTGGCCCGGCTCTTGAAGGTCGGCGGCACCTCAATCCATGCGCCCTTGTCGCCATTGTCGCGCACCCAGTCCCAACGGGCACCCACGGCCTCACCGGCCCGCAGCCCTGCATACATCTCCAACAGGAAGGCGCAATAGGCAGCCGGCTGGGTCAATTTAAGGGCTTTTGAGTCCTCTACCAGCTTCCCTATCACCTCGGCGGGCGGCGGGGTGTAGGATTTGCGCGGTTCCCGCAGGAGCGGGTGACGCATGAAGCCGTCAATGTTGGGTAAGCCTAAATGCTCGTAGGACACCACGGCACGCCGGGAAAAGATGGACCGGGCCTGCCTCACAACGCTGTTGGCTCCCGTTGGGCAAGCGGCCTTGCTGGACTGATACTTGACTATGACTTGCCGGGTCAGGGCTGCCACCGGGGCGGCAAAGGTCAACCCAGAGGCTTCCAGCACCGCCCGGAGCTTGTGAATGTTGCCCTCCACCGTCCGAGGATCTAGCTGCGGGTTGCTCGTCCGGTAAATATCAATAACCGCCTGGATGCTGCATACGCCATCCGGGGTCTTTCTGGCTACGCCCAGCCGCATTTCAGCCAGATGCTTCATGGCTAGGCTCGTTGCCGTTACTTCGTCATCGCTCCCGGAGTTCCATTGGTAGCGTTTGCCTTGGACCGTGAACTGGAAGTAGAACGGAGCGTTGGGACTGTCTGAGCGTTTGTAGGCCGTTGGTATTTTCATCGTAAGTTACAAGCGCCCTTTGTTGACCAAAAGTGACATGCTTGTGACAAGTTTTAACTAAAGTTGCACCGTGGTTCAGCTTGGTAGCAAACAGGCGCGACCGGGACAGGCAGGAATCTAACGCTTTCTTCCCTTTCCTGCTTGCCCCGGCCCGCCGATACGTGACACAACTTGTTCTGATAGATGCCTGGTAGCTCAGTGGCAGAGCAGGTCGCTGTTAACGACTTGGTCGTAGGTTCGATCCCTACCCGGGCAGCCATCTTTGCAAGTTGCGGACTGTTAATCAAGATGGCAGGTAAAGCACTAGGGAAAAGACTTACCCGTTGATGGGACAAGTCGTTAGGCTCAACACTGACACCTCCCACGGGGCCGATTGGTAGCTTATTTGGTAGCATTCCGGTAGCTTTGCAGCTTCCGAAAGGCCGTGAACAACGGGAGCTGGTAGCTTGAAGTGTCGTCACCGGGCATGACCCCGTAAACGTCTTCAAGGTAGCTCTCAATGCTCGTAAGCAACGCTTCGACCTCATCTCTCGTGAGGTTGTTCGTTTCCATACGCAAAGAACCCTGCTAGACTGGAAGGCGGGACATGACACAACCCGTCCGCAGTTACGCGGATCTAGCAGGGTAAAATTATGGGGTATCATGTTGGTTTATGTGAGTCGCAATCGTCTTCCAAGCGCCTGCGACGGCCTAATGGATTCCCCGGTGTTAACTAGGTTGCAAGTTTTTTCGCGGAAATCTTTTTCATCCGATACTTCACGTAGCGAACCGGGCGATTGCCGAGTCCAGTTGCCCAGCCCTCCTTTTGCTCTACCCGGCCCGATTTCAAGCCCTCTTTGATGACCTTCCGGGTCTTGCCGTGGCTTAACCCGGCCTCAATACGAACCTCGTCAAAGTCGCGCCAACCGTCCTTGTAGGATGGCTGCTCGGCGGGCTTGTTTAGCTCGGCGGCTAGGGCGGCGAAGGGGTTAATACGCTCGGATTTCATGCGCTGCATAGAACGAACCGTTGATCTTGCGGGTCTGGAATAGCTGGTAGCTGCCATCGGGGAACAGGTGACCGTAGGCCCAGCCGTTCTCTTGGCGAAGGGTGGCGGTGCGGGTGCTGTTGTAGGGCATGTCGATCTTGCAGATGGCACCGATGCACCGGGCTTCCATCGGGCCTTCGTCGGACTCGACGGGAGCGGTAACGATGGAATGCACGTGTGCGAAGACACAATTGCGATAAACCCGGGCGTGAACCTGTGCCGCGTTAAGCCCGTGGGCATACCCGTGAACCGCTTTTAAGCTGCCTAAACGCAGCACCCCGTCCCTAACGTGGTATGGCAGCATCTTGGCCCGCGTTTTCTTAACAATAGCCTCTAGGCGTTTAATGCCGTCATTGGCGTAATCCCGGAGCAACCCCGTGGCACTACCGGCAAAATGGTAGATACGTTCATCGTGGTTCCCGCGCAGAAAGTGGTTTTCGCTGCCGCCGTCAAAGAACCGCCTAAGAAAGTCGCTGCCCATCTCCCAATCATCCTCTAGGCTGGCCGCTTTCTCGTCGTCTGAAGCGCCTTTGCGCAGGTTGCGGAAGTCCCAATTATCCCCGAGGTGTAGGCGAACCTGGGGTTTGAAGTCGGCCACGAACGAAAATAGGCTTTTCTCTGTTTCCGGGTCTATCATGTCGCCATGGGGATCGCCAATGGCAATGAACCGTCTAGGTTTGGTCATAAATTAGAGTTTCCTACGGGTTGCAACTTGGGGCCGTAGGTAGCATCGCCGTCCGGGTGGATTAGGATGGGCATGGATTTGAACAATTGGCCCTTGTATTGCTCGGTTTTTACCATGTAAACCAGCCCGTCCATAAAGCCGGTCTGGCGGTATCCTGCGTGCTCGTAGTCCTGGCGCTTCTTGGCCTGTTCGGTGGTTAGCTCGGATTCCATGTTGCAACAGTTGCAACTTTATTGAGCCGGGGTCACGCCTAAATGTTAGCCAGTTTTGGCTTATTAGGCGGACTTATTGGCTGCAACCCGTTGCTCCGGTGAGCACACCAACCCGCCAATCATAATCCCGGTGCCAATATCAACTAGGTTTCCCATGTGGAATACGAGGCCGATAACTACCCCGAGCGCACCGATAATCTGAGCGGGCAGGCTGTTTGCAATGCGGCTGGTAACTGGCTTGAGGAAGCCCATGCCGTGAATCCGTGGGGATTCGGTGGGCTATTAGCAAGGAATTAACGCCCGCTGTTCATCGTCGCATACCGGGCAAGCATTGCGGGAACGTCCTGCCGGGTCATACCGTAGTCGGGCTGAACCATCTTGGTGCCCTGATATGCCCGGGACAGCATGAGGTTTCGGACACCAGGCTGGGCAATGAACGGGACTGCGGCCATGGCATACCCGGCTGGTCCGTAGGCAGAGGCACCGGCCATACCCGCGCCTGCGGACAGGTAGGAGGTAAGCTGGTTAACGCCGGGGGCTGGGGTATCGGCCTGATCGCGTAAGAGTTGACCGAAAGCCTGTTGGAAGCGCCCGATCTTCTCAAAACCTCCCGTGAGCTTTTCACCCGCGTCAAAGGCTTCACCGATGACCTTGGCCGACACGTTGCCATCACCCTTGTTCAGCGAGCGTTCAACGAGGCCGACCTTGGCAAGCGCAACGCGGGAGTCTTTGAGGTTTGTAGCCAGTTCAGGCTTACCGAGCGCCATTGCCTCGCCCTCAATGTTGGTAAACAGGTTATCAGCCTCCATCTGGCTTTGCTTGGCCGCCGCAAGGATCTCCGGGTTCTTGGGGAACTGGCTGCGATACGTGCTGAAAAGCTGGTTGGCGTCGGCCTGTGCCTGCTTGTAGAGTTCCAAGTTGGCCCCAGCTGTCGGGCTGATCTTGGCAACGTCATCGTAGGCTTTGCCGTGAACCTGCTTCAAGGCGTTCAGGATGCCGGTGGAGAGCGGGGTTTCGTCGGCCAAGCCGAGTTCCCTTTTGACCACGGCGTTTGTAATCGGCTGGTTGGCAAGCTGGGCCTGTTGAGCCGTAGCCGCCTTGCCACCGATGGAGTTCAGGCCGTTGTTGACGACGTTGTTTCGGATAATGGACGGCGGGATGACGTATCCCAATTCCTTGCCAATCTCAATAGTCTCGCGGCGGGTGGCATCCTTGGCTCGGCGAATCGCGGCTTCCAGCGTCGGGGAGTTAAGCCCCTTGTCGAAAGCCTTGGCGATAGGACCGGCCAATGCACCCGTTCCTGCGGCCATTAGGGCTTCTTCGGTGGATGGGAGCTTGCCAGTATCCACGACGGTCTGAGCGGTTTTTGCAACCGTGTTACCAATCGCGTATTTGGCCGATTGCAGGGCGACTTCACCGGCACCGGCTTTGGTCATAGAACCGCCCGGAATCATGCCAGCAATGCCAGCGCCAAGCACCCGCCCGGCAGAGAATGGACCGCCATCCATATATTGAGCCATGGCGTTTCCAGCAGCGCCGCCGATACCGCCGAGAACGCGGGAGGCAACCGGCGCATACGGACCGGCCATGCTTCCGAGCGCCTGACCGCCAGCGGCACCGCCAGCCTCAAGACCCATGTCACGGACAACCTTCATGGTGCCCTCAACTCCATCCTTTGCATACCCCGGGAAGTGCGCCAAGAGCATCTTTGCACGCATTTCAGGCCCGGAGTTCGCCCAGGTCGTTTGCAGCGCCTTTACGTCCTTGGGCGCCACCTTGGACGCGGAATCGCCGCCCAGCCCCTGCAAATGGGCCATAACGTCGGCCTGCGTGGGTTCGCGGTCGGCCTCAATGTCGTAAGTGCCCTTGTCGGTTTCTACGCGATAGGTTGGCATTAGTTGATTTTCTTGATGGACTTGATCGTGACCGGGCCGGGGGCCTGGACGCCCGTAACCGCCTTAACATCGTCCTCGTTGAACACCGGGGATTCCAGCAGCTTGTCGTTCACCGCATTCTGAATATCCACCTCGTTATCGCCCTTCCGGCGCATGGTCTGAACCATCTTGGCAATGTCACGGTCGCGGAGCGCCTGACGCTTGAGGCCGTTAAAGATCGCCTTATTGCCCTCGGGAGTCTTGGCCGCCGAAGCCGAGTATTGGCTGAACACTTCCATTTCCTTGTTTGAAATGCTGCCCTTGGTCTGCTGAACGCGAGCCATGACGGCATCGCCAAGTAAGGTTTGGAGTTGTTCGTAGTCCTTTATCCCGTCCGTCTTGATGCCGAGAGCGGAGCCGAATTTCTTGATCGCCATTTCAGTATCAGCGCCCGTGCCGGTCTTTACCCGGTCAAGCAGGCTTAGAGCGGCGTCAAAGTTGTGAATGGATTTGGATGCGGCGGTTCCAGCTTCCAGTAAACCCTCGTTGAACTTGAGCGCCGAGTTTGTCCGACCTAGTAACTGAGCCTTGGCGGCTTCCTCTTCCGGGGAGAGCACGGGGCGCATGGCTTCATTCACCGGCCCCTGCCCCACCGGCTTGCCCGTCTTTTGGTCAATCGTGACCTCAATGGGGCGTCCATTGGCGTCTGCGCTGCGGTAGGATTTGAGGTCAACGGCATTACCCGGTGCCCGCTCCCTACCCGCATTCGCCGCCATCTGCTTCATCTGCTCGCCATAGACTTCCGTAGCCATGCGTGGATCGCCCGAGAAGACATAAGCCTTGATGGCTGCGGCGGCTTCCGGGTCTTGCATCTGAGCGTAGTTGGCATTGGAGAGCGGCCCCGTTGGGTTCTGGCTCATACGCAGCATGGATTCCATGCGGGCCTTAACCGCCGCCTGTTCCTGCTGCTTCTTCTGCATTTCCTGCATCTGCATGGCGCTGGCACCGAACTCCATGGCCTTCGCCGGTCCGCCGAGGGACTTAATCATTGCCCCGATGGCCTTGGTATCGGTCGTGTCTTGGAGCCCGATGGACTTGGCCATGTCGGGGTTGGAACCGAGATACTTCTGGAAGGTAGCAGTCGCCTGATCGTTGAGCTTCTTTTCTTCCTGCTTTTGGTAGTAGCCCTGCAAGCCCATCGCAAGCGCCTGCGCACCTTGGGCAATGCCCCGGGCCAGTCCGTCGTTGGTGCTGTGAATCGTCGGATTAAAGGGCATAAGCGTCCTCCATGAGTTGAGCGTCCATCCAGGCTTTGATCTTGGCCTTCAAGCGGGGTTTGTTGTGGAGAGCATACGCCAGACGCTCGCCGTTCTCGATATAGGCAATGCGCAGGGCTTCGGGGGCCTTGTTCAGCATCCACTCGCGGAATTGCAGCCAACGCGGATTGTTGAAGCCGTAAACCTCGCGGGCGACCCAGCACTTGAGGATGGCGGCACCACCCAAGGAACCGGCAGCCGAGAACAACCCACCGATCATGTTGGCCTTGTTTCCAGCCGTCGCAGCCGAAGCCGAATACGCCATGTTCTGATTGGAACCATAGAGGTCGGCAGCGTAGGAATTGAACGGGTTGAACATATCCCGGGTAGCAGCATTGGAACCGGCAACCGAGGCCGCGCCCTGACCAAACAAGCCCTGCGTTGTCCCTTGGTTAATCGATTGACGGCCAAGGATGCCCAGCGCCGGGTCAAACTGCGTGTTCTGGCGCATCCCGACGTAGTTTTGAAGCTGCTGGTTGTTCTGATACTGGCGGTTGAGCGAGTTCTGATCCGAGCTATTGAGCGCCGAATACTGATTCTGCAAGGACTGCATGTTCATCCCGGCAGCCGATTGGTTCTGCCCGGCGTTGAACTGCCCAATTTGCGCATTGAGTGCCGCCCGTTGGTAGGCATCGGCCTGGTTCGCAAGCTGGGCGTTGTAGTTGTTCTGCTGGTTGAGTTGACCCGCCTGCAACCCGGCTGCCTGATTGGCAAGCTGGGCCTGCAAGTCCTGCTGGCCCGTGAACTGCCCGGCTTGGAGCCCCGCCTGTTGGTTGGCAAGCTGGGTCTGATAGCTGTTCTGCTGGTTGGCGAGGTTCGCCTGCAAACCGGCCTGTTGGTTGGCAAGCTGGGTCTGATAGGCGTTCTGCTGGTTCGCAAGGCCCGCTTGGAGCCCCATGGAGTTGCCCTGCATCTGAGCGCCAAGGTTGGCCTGCTGGGCAGCGATATTGGCCTGATTGTAGCCTTGGGAGGCGTTGGAGAGGCCGAGGGTGTTGGAGAAGTTTTGGTTGCGCTGGGCGTTGCCCTGAGCGTCCACGGAAGCGGCAAGCTGCTGGCGTTCGGCCAAGCGGGCGCGTTGGGCGTTGTCCAGATTAAGAACTTCGGCGGCAACGGAGGCATTGGTGGAACCAAGGCCACGGGCGGCAAAGGCTGCACGAGCGGCTTGCTGGGCATCCCGGGTTTCCTGACCGGAAAGCTGACCGCCAAGGGCCAAACCCTGTGCCGCCTGTTGCTCTAGCCCGCGTTGGAGTTGTCCGGGAGCAGTCTCGCCCGAGGCAAGCTGCATTTGGCCCATACGGAGCCCCATATCGCCCTGCCGGGAGCGCACCGCGTCAAAGCCGGTATTGGCACCCACGCCCACGCCCTGAATGGCATCTGCACCTACGTTCTGTCCCTGAATGGCGCTGGCGGAAAGACCGTTGCCCCGGACGGTATTAAAGCCCACATCCTGACCGGAAATGGCATTGTTCGCGTCTACCCCGCCGACTGCCGTAGGGGTGTATTGGCCGAAGCCGTTGGCAGCGATTTGACCGGCTTGGTTGGCGTAGCCCGTGGTATCCACGCCCGCGTATGCCCGATTGCCGTAATCGTTCATACTGTCATACATTTGCTTGTTCAGCGATTGCTGAAGCGTAAGCATCCCGCCGCCATACGTATTGAGGTCGGTCAGGTCGGCTACCCGCTGCGAACGGTTGGCCGAAAGGTTGGCATTGGCCGTCTGATCCGCCAACATATTGTTGAGGCTCAGGATGCCGTTAGGCGCGGTAAACGAGTCCCAAAGGGTTGCACGGTCGGCGGCGGCATAGCCGGGAGCCGTCTGCTGATACGCAGCCAATTGCTGCGGGGCCAAGTCAATCTGTGTTTGCAGGGTGTCGCCCGTCTCTTGGGCGATATTGCGCGGGGCTGGGGCTTGAACTGTAGTTGATCCCATAGACTAGGCTTTCGTGAGGGTTGCAACGCGGTCGGTCGGGTAAAACCGAAGACCGGATGCGGGGTTCTTAAAGTCGCGCCGCCACCCCAATTTTGGGAGGTAGAACGGCATTTTACTAACAAACCAATCAAGGGCACCCTGCCCTACGGCGAGGTGGACATACCAGGCGTCCCCGGCATGGCCCTTGGGAAGCCATTCTAGGCCATTTGCGGCCTTTACCGGCCTACCCATGAGCAAGCGGCCCGGTTCTGCGAAAACGTAGCCAAAAGCCAAGTAATCGGCCATGTCGCGTTCCAGCGAAAGACCGTGCTTGGCGTAGATCCCGAGGGCTTGGGCGATAGCGTCCATTAAGGCTTATCTTCCTTGGGCTTGATGGCTTCTTTCAGCACATTCGCAGCCTCGATGAACTTGGCGTGGGTTTCCCGGTTGGCCGAGAGATGCCCGGTCGCGTTAAACAGGAGGTCGATGGCTTCTTGCGGGGTCATTTTACCAAAGGGGAACGTAGCGGGTCGTGCCGTTGTCATCCACGGGCACCCACTTGGTCGGGTTTCCGGCCTTGCCAACGGGGGCGTTGGTGATGGTGGCAACCTGCGATTGGGCGGCGTCGGTGAGTGCGGTGCTTGTCTTTGCGAGCGTAGCGGAAGCCTGCGTAAGTTGACCGGCAAGGACTAGGCCCGCCGTTGAAAGCGTCATGTAGGTACCAGCACCCGTGCCGCGCTTACGCCACCGGATACTCTCCGCATCTGCGCTACCCAAAATGTCGTTTGTCCAGCGATTTGATCCCGCCGTGAAAAAGGAAACACCCGCGTTGCCGCCCGCTGTGGCCGTGCCCGCGTTAAGCCCGGTTCCATCGCCCGATCCAGCCTCCGTGCTGGTGGTCGTGCCTGTCACGGCAAAGCCGGTGGACGAAACGGCAACAACCTGCACGCCCGCAACCGCAACCGCCCATTGATCCGCTCCGGGCGAGTAAGCGCCGGTATTCGTGTCACCGTTGAAGGTCTGCGAAGGAGAGGCGGCAGAGCCCAGCCCGAAGGCATAGGTCTGCCCGTCTGCCACCGTGGGGACGGCGGCGGAATTGCGCTTGGTGGCGGTATCTACCTCGCCGCTTGTCCAGGTATATCCGGCTGTGAGTGTGAGGGCCATTAGCTGAAGGTGATGGTTTTACGGTCGCTTTCGGAAGATTCGACCACGGCAGACTTGAACTCGGGGCGGCCTGCGGTGGTGGTGATTTCCAGCCGTCCGCTGACGCCGCGTAGCCCAACACTCCCGCGATGGGTGATTTGGTTATCAGTTGGGCTAATATAGGTCAATACGTCCCGTGATACGTCAGGGTTCTCCGAGCGGAAGGCGACGGTGAAGCCATCGGAGGCTGAAAGGTTGCTCTCCAACTGGAACCGCTTGAACCGTTTCAAATCGAAGGTCTTTGCCAAGTAATTCCGGGTGTAGAGGCTGCCCGCAATTGGGTAGCTGGTAATCATGGAGCTACGGCCCCATTGGTCGGTCTGGCCCTGCTCTAGCGCAAAGATAAACCCGTAGTCCGTAACCGCATGGATGGTCTTGCGGCCCGCGTAGTCCATAATCAACAGGTCAACGATGGTGAAAGACCCTGGGTAAGTGTCCACGCTCTCCCACTCCCGGTTGATGAAGTTGTAAATTAGGATCGTATTGTTCTTCGTGCTAGTCCCGGTCGGGATAGCGAGGTAGTAGCGATTGTTATAGTAGGTAGCTACCGCGTTCTCTGCATAAGCCCAGTTAATGAGGCCAATCTGGTCTTGGATGCGGTCGGAAAGCGGGACTTGGCTGCCGCGCAGAGACAGCAGTTCGCCTACGGATAGCTGGTAAACGCCGTTATCCGAAAGCCAAAGAATGAAGTCGCCGCAGGTAGCGATTGTCTGCCGGGCCACGCAGCCTACGTCCGGGGCCACAATCAACGCTTGGGAGAGCGTCAGGTTGTTCGCGTCAAAGAGCAGGGCATGGATGGACTTCCGGTAGAACACCAAGAGCTTGTCGTCCTGGTAGGGGGCCGCACCCACAATCCAGTCATTCGTGCCCGGCTTGATACGGAACTGCGCATACACGTTATCAAAGGTTTCGGCATCCTGAATATCCGAGAGAAGCAACTGATCGCGCTCAAAGGGAATGACCGTGCGGCTGTTGAACTCCTCGATCCAGTCAACGGGGGGCAAGCGAACGAGGGTGCCGGTAGATGCCCCGGTGGTCACGCGCACGAAGTCATTGGCTACGTTCCGGTCCCACTTGAGGGGCACTTTGCATTCCCGGCCAATGATCGTCCCGGTTGCAGGCGAGGCGGGAGCACCGGATACGGCATACGTGAAGGTGGTAAGGCCGGTAACCGTCACCTGGAACGCCCCGTTGTAGTTCACGGGAGACGCGCCCTTGATATACACCCAATCGTTCGTTGCCAGACCGTGATTGGTAGCAGAAGTGAAGGTAGCGGTGCCGGCTGCCTGCGTGAGCGAGGAAGCGGTGAAGTCCGAAGCCACCCGGTAGCCGCGAACCAAGTAAACCTGCCCCAGCACGTTCAGCACGTCCACGGTGTCGGTAATGTCCACCAACTCGTTTGCCGGGTAGGCAATGGCTGCGGTGGACTGGCCTTCCCGGTAGGCATAGGCGGCATCGCCAGCAACCATTAGGATGCCCTCTACGTTCTCGTCGGAGGCATAGACGCAGGCCGCCCGGATTTGGTCGGAATACGTGTTCTTGAGGATTGGCCCCTTGTTGGCGTAGATGGTCCCGGTTGCCGGGGTCACGGGTGCGCCTGCGACCGTGTAGGTAAAGGTGTTCGCTCCGGTGACTGTGATCGTCTTGTCACCGTTGTAGTCGGTCTGCGTAGCGCCCCGGATGTTCACGAGGTCGGACGTAGAGTAGCCGTGGGCACCGGAGGTCGTAACCGTAGCCGTGGTAGCCGCCCGGGTGATGGTTGAAACCGTCACGTCTGCTGCCAACGAGAACCCGCCAACCAGCAACGTAGGATTGGTGATGGAAATGTCCGTAGAGAGCGCCAGGGAGCCCGCCCGGACCTTGTAGGTGCCACGGTCGGCCCGCATGTTGCCCGCAAACGATGCCATACCCTCGCCCAATGCGGTAGGCTGGATACGGGAGGCAAAGCCCGTAAACACGGTATCGCCGTCCAGTAGCGGAACGTCGTCATTACCTCCGTATGTGCGGTAGCGTGGCATTATTTCTTGGAGTCAAAGCGGTTTCTAATGGCAATGTAGGCTTGGGTAATCATCCAGAGCCCGGTGCTGACGGCGGCAAAGATGGAGGCATACGACTGCCAACCTTGGAGGGTGACGGCAATTCCGGTCCCGGAGAGGCCAACGAAGGCGTCGCGGATCTTGTCTTCAACCGGGGCTAGGGCTTGAATGGCAGCTTTCATAGGGGGAGCGGGCGGATAACCCCTAGCTTCTGTCCAACGTAGAAGATGCCGGGGATAATGAGGAGCAGACCCCACCATGGGGACGGGTCGTAGGCAGCGAGGAACAGGCCGATCCCGCCGACTTTCCAGCAGATGACCGGGTAGCCCTCGGGGTTGTTGTGCGAGTAAAGAAGTCCACCAATGGCGCATAGAAGCAGCATGATGCCGAGAACCCGGGACTTGCCCCAGCCTGCGGCACTTGTGGCCAATTTGACCACAGCGGCAGCGTCTTGGTGCTGGCCGATGGTGGTCGTTACTTTCTCGTCGATCCAAGCGGGTTGCGGCTGGGGGGCCGGCGCGGGTGCCTCTGCCGATGTTTTTGCCGGTGTTTGACCGTAAACCGGGAGCGGAATGTCGTTCTTGGGCTGGTAGTAGGAAACCCGGCGTTCGGCTACCTGCGTGGAAGGAGCCGCACTATTTGCCGGTCCTACGAACGTAGCGCCTGCCCCCGTGGCATTCCCGGGCGTTTGAGCCTCCAATACGCGCCTGGCAGCCAAAGGGCCGGTAGAGCACCCGGAAAGGGCTAGAATCGCAAGGAATGGCAGGTAGAACTTCATGGCCAAACGTAAACACGGGCAACGATGCCCCGGAAGTTAGCTGACGTTACCCGCCAGCCGGCTTCTGAACGGGGGTTATTGAGGCCCGACATGATCCAGCCGAGGCCGTCGCGTTTGACCGCTTGGTGGATGACAAGGCCGGGGTAGAACTCGGGTTGGTAGATGCAAAGGTCGCCCGCCTGCACGTCCGAATAGGAAGCGGCAGACTCCATGACGGCGTAGGCTACAACAGTGGTCTTCGGGTTCTTGCCCTTCGGGGCTGGCGGGATGAACGGGGCCATGCTGCCCGTCCCAAGGATAGGGATGCCACGCGGGCCGGCCAACGCTAAGGCTTCTGCTTCCCCGCCCTTGCACTCAATGCGCGTAGGAAGGCCATCCGTGGCGACACGATGGGAGCGGAACGTGAGGTAGGCCAATCCGCCGACCACGATTGCCGCACCAAGGAGGTAGAGCGGCGTGCGATTCATACAGGCTCCCAAATGCCGGTGACGTTGCCCTGCGGGTCGGTTTCCTTGCGCTCGCCGTTGATGACCTTGTTCAGTGTCTCGGTGGCTTCCATGCCGGTGCCCGTGACTACCCGGCCCAGTTCGCTGTCGGTGAACGCCGAACGGATAGAATCGTCGTAAACGATGCCAAACTTGCTGCCGTCCGTGAACACATCCGACCATGCCGTAGCGTTGGCGTTTTGTTCGGCTACAACGTAGGCAAGCGCCTTGGTGTTGAGGGCAGTCGCGGCAGATTCGGTGCTAGCGGTCAGGAGCTTCATACGGGGATGGAGTAGCGGCTGACGAGGTAGTTTATCACGCGGGCACGGGTGCGGGCGTCGTGGGCGGTGGAGAAGATGGCAACGGCAGAAACTTGAATGTTAGACCATCGACCAGTAGTGGAAGCCTCAACGCCGAGTGTGAAACCGCCGCCGTTATTTGTGCCGGCATTGCCAGTTGTCGCAGTTCCGCGATTGATTGTGGTTAGCGACGATGCGCCGTTAAACACAGATGCAACTACCCCAACCGATCCGACCGCCAAGCTGGCCACGGGCAGGACGGTTCCAGCAAACATCGACAATCCGGGACTGGCGGTGGTCTGATAAAGCACCATGCGACCTAATGACGCTATGTTATCCCCGTCATAGATGATTTCATCCAGCGTCCAGCTTACTTGTTTGCCTACGAAATAAACCGTCTCGGGTTGATTCAGCGTAAATGGTGCCGTCTTCAAGAAATCATCCACCCCATCAAACAGCACGCTCGACCGTCCGACAATCTGCGCCGGTTTGCCGCCGCTGGTGTTGGTCGTCCAAGTCTCGCCGGTCGCGGCCACGAAGCTGCTGGCTCCGTCCGTGGCTCGGGAGGGGTCGAAGGCGGCGACTAATGTTCCGCCGATGCCGTTGTAAACGCGGGTAATAAAAATGTCGCCCGATAGGTTTTGCGCGGTGCCTGCGTTTGCACTTCCGTTTTCAAGCGGGGAAGTGCCGTCAAACGTGTTTGCGGCGGTCGCTACAACTTGAGCCGCACCCAAAACCGACCAAGATACCCCGTCCGTGCTTGTGTAGAACTGAACCGTGGAGCCGCTTGAACCGTTGTCCACATCCAGCGTAAATCGAACCCATCCCGCGTTGTTATCCGTAAAACCCGTGGCAGCCGGGGAAATCCATATCCGTATTGAGTCAATACCCGTAGTGCTTTGCACTACTTGCAACGCCCCTGTTGGTGTTAAATCAAAAAGGAATGACCGCTGGTTTCCCGTGTCATTCCATTTTCCAACGATTGTTTGTCGCGCAGCGGGTGCCCAACTTCTAGGCCTGATCCGCGCCTGAACATCAATGTCGCCGGTAATACTAACCGCTGCCGAGTCGGGCGCGCTGAAATAATTCCCCGCCACGCCCGGCAGATACCCATAATTCTGCCCGCTCCACGGCAGGTAGATGGGCTGGCTGCCGGCTGTGGCTTGGGTGAGGTGGCGCGAGGCAAACGTGGACGTATCGTTCCATTGGCTCACCCGGCCAACGCTGTCCACCGTCAGGTTCGCGCTGTTGCTCGCGTCATACCATGCGGCAAGGTTCTGCTCCGAGCGTAGGTCAACGATGTTGCCCCCGCTGTTGGGAACCAGCGTGCCCGCAAGGCTGCCGGTGAACCCGTCAAGGTCCGTGAGTATGCCTCCGAGTGACATTAGACGGCGCTTGGGGATGCGTGGACAGTCCCGGAGGTGCTGCCCTGTCGGATAAACTTGGCGTTGTTGAAGCGAGCGGTTGCCCAAGTGTAAGCATTGCCCACGTATAGACGGTGGCCGTTGGTGGAGGTCGGGGAAGACCCGTCAAACGTCACCATTACGTCGGCATCCTGAATATCCAGGTCAACGACTGCGACCGTGCGGGTATCGTAAGCCGTGAATTGGAGTCCGCCAGCGGTAGCATCCACCGTCAGGCGTTGGTCGGCCTGCGGAGAGTTGGCGTTGTCAAACGCAGGCTTGGTGTAGAGATTGTTTAGATCGTAGCTCATGTTAAATCAGAGGGCGGCTGGTGAGGTGGGTTTGAACGACTAGCTGGGGAACGAAGCGTTGCTGGCGTTCCAGCTTGAGAGTGGCAGCGGCTTGAAGATCCAGCGCGTATTCATCGGCCTGTGCCGCCTTGTCGTTCTGGCCGTCAGACCGGAGCCAGTCGGCATACGCGGAGTGAACCACATACTCGAAAAAGTCGTAGGGGAGTTCCTGCCGCTCCCACTTGGCGGCGTTGCTATCCGGGTTCTGGCCTGCGGTCGTGGCCGACAAGCACACGTAGAAATTGCCCTTGTTTGAGGCATCCGTGTAATACATGGAGTCGCCCACGGCATAGGTGGCAGACGCGCTGTAATCAGAACCGGAGAAGGTCGGGCATTGCTTGCGGTAATAGACCCAAACGCCGGTCACGGTGGTCTGCCCCAAGAGCTGAATGCCATCGGCGGTCAGCGTCCACGGCACACGGGAGGGCAAGCGGCTGATATACGGGCTGCCGTTCCAGACCTCAAAAACGGAGTCAATAATCGTCTCCCCGGTCTGATCGTAGGCAATGACGTAATCGGAATTGGGCGTGCGTTGCTCAACCGCGGTCGTGTAGGGCCAAGGAAACTGATCCCAAATGCGGTCAGAGTGCTTGATGAACCAGCCGTTAAACTGGGTCTTTTCCTCGTCCAGCAACGAACCTGCGGTTATCCCGCAAATCCCGGCCACCCGGACTAGGTAATCGCTATAATGGCCTACGCGCATGGTTTAGTTCCTGCACTCGGGGTTGTCCCGGTAAAATTCGTCCACGAACTGCTTGTTCTGCCAGCAGCCGGGGTATTCGCGGTTCCAGCGGAAAAACGTCCGCATCGGGATATGGAGCTTTCGCTGGCCAATCCCCTCGATCTTCAACTTGGCATCGCTGGGGATACCCAGCTTGCGCTCTACGGCTGCGGTCTTCGCGGCGTCTTCGTAATGGCGTAGCTTTTCCTTCGGCACTTCCTGCCGTAGCTCCCATTCAACATTCTTGAGGAAATCGCCCCCAAGGTTGCCTGCAATATCTGTGACCAGCAGTTCGGACATGGAAAAAAGGGTGGTGGGCAGCCACGGTTTCCCGGGACTGCCCACCTATCGGGGTTAGCCGATCTTGCTCAGGTCCAACAGGGACAGGTAAACGTCCAAGGAACCCGCCGTGACAGCAGACGGGCTGCCGCCAGTGGCGTTGGTGAACACGGCCACAATGGTCGTGGCGGCGGTAGCGAAGGTGCTACCGGGGGTAGCGACGTTGCCGAAGCCGGTCGTGGGTTGAATCACGCTGCCCGAGAGCACAGTCGTGGACGGGAGGATAGCAGCCGCAGAACCAGCCGTGCCCACCGTGACGGTGAGAGCGGTCGTGCCTGCGAAGGCGGTACGAACGATGCCCAAACCGCTCTTAACCGCGAAGAACGCGGGGGTGGAGCAGAGGGTAACGGTCACGGTGTCCGTGGCGGTCGTGGCCGTAGAAACGGCAACGGTGCTGAACGGGATCGTGAACTTGTGGGTGAAGCCCGCAGCACGCTCCGGCTCAAGGAGCGGAACGGCGAGGGTCTTGCTGAGGGTAACGTTGTAATTAGCCATTGTTAGAGTCTCCTATGGGTTGCAATTACGAGGTGGCGCTGAATTTGCCAAGACCGAGAGGATTCTTGACCACGAGGGTCAGGATGGCCTCGACGTAACCACGGCGACCGCCGCCTTGGTTCGGGAGTTCGTTGCCCTCGATACCCTTCATGTAGCCGACGCCGACCAACTCAGGGTCGATGACGTAACCACGCGCTTTGCGTTGGTTGGTGATGGAGGTATCGCCAGAGACGACGCCGTTGAACAGGGTCGGGATGATGGAAACATCGTGGAAGTCGCCACGGTAGATTTCCACGTTGAGTTCAATCGCGTTGTCGGTGGCATCCTGCGTGACCATGTAGGTCTTGGTCGTGCCGGAAGCGCCTTCGTAGCGTTGGAACTTGCTGATCGCACGCTTGAGCGAGGGACCGGCAAATAGGGTGTAGGAACGCTTGCCGCCGTTCTGTTCGTAGATGCTCTGGAAAACAGCGTTGAAGTTGTCTTCTGTGAGCGAGGCGGTGGCGGTCGTGTTGACGCTGTTTGCTGGGGTGCGATACGAGGCCGGGACCGGGTTGGTGGTCTGGGCCGTGTTCGTGATCCAGGTGCCAAGACCGCGCAGCTTGTAAGGAACCGCACCATCGGTGGCCTGCATGTCGGAGTCGGAGGCAATCGCGGCTTCAATGTCGCGCTTCATCTCGCGCATCGCCTTCGCTTTGCTGTTGGCGACTTCGGAGGCAACGCCAGCCACATCCTGCAAGTCCTGGAGCTGCGAAACAGCCCACGAACGCTGGAAGATCTGATTGTAGTTGCCGATACGGGCGCGATTGGCGGCTTTGTTGTCAAAGCTGGCAATGTCCTGACCTTCAACCACACCGGCAAAGGACGGGGCAGAGAGGTTATCGACTTGCCACTCCTGGTAGGCATTGGCGGGTTTCTTGGTCTTGGCGACCGAAGAAAGAATGGGCGTATCCTCGGGTTCGAGGATCGTCAGGAAATCCGTGAGGTCTTCGCGGACACCGGCGACATTGTATGAGGCTGCTTGGGCCATGGTATTTTAACGAGGTCTAAGGGTTGATTGCTTGAGCAGAATCGCGGTCACGTCGTTCGTGCTGAGGTTTCTTTTTGAGGACTTGATAGCAGCTACTTCCCGACCCACCTGTTCGCGCTGGGCGGTATCGTCGGCCACGCGGGCTCGCGTAGAAGTTACAGAGGTTGCAACTTGGCTGGCCGGGGCTTTGGCCGGGGCCTTGGCCGCTGGTTTGGCCGCCTTGCGGGCTTCGATTGCCTTGATGCCTTCGACTGCCAGACCAAGGACGTAATCGGCATCCGGGAGGGACGCGATAATCGGGTAGTTACGGCGTGCCGTCTCCACCATCTGATACTCCTTGGTCGTCTTGTCTTTGAGGAATGGGAACTCCTCAATGGCCTTGGCCTTCCAACCGTCGCGGGCTTGCAGGAATTGGTAGCGTTGGGGAACCTGTTCCTCAACTACTAGCTTGGCGTTCCGTAGGGCCTGTTTTACCTGGGCCTTGGTGAACGTCTGACCGCCGTATTCCACGGAGTCCACGCCTGAATCAAATTGATCCAGAAGTTCCTCCGAGGCCCGGATAATCGACTTGGCCTGCTTGTGCTCCGCGTTCAGGGCCTCAACGGTCCCGATGTGCGAAAGCGGCTGGCTGGGGTCGATAACCGTAGGGGCGGCTGGCGCTTCCTGCGGCTGGGCGACTGCGGCTTTGAGCTTTTCCAATTCCTCCCGCTGCATGGCGAGTTGGTCTTCCAAGGTCTTACGCTTGGCGACTTCCTTGCCGATACGCTTGTCAATCTTGTCTTGAAGGTCGGGGGGTAGCTGTTCTGCGTCCTGAGAAAGAACCTCGGGCTCGGCTTCGGTTACAGGTGCTTCCGGCGCTGTGTTTTGGTCCGGTTGCGGGCTGGCCTCGGCGGGTGATCCCGAATCTGCGTTTTGAGTCGCTTCTTCTTGAGGCTTGTTAGGTTCGTTACTCGCGGGTGCGACTGCTGGCGTGTCTTGGGGCGGGGTTGCCGTCCGTAAGAGCATTTCCGCCATTTTCGACGCGGTGACGTTTTTGCCTCTGCCTTCATCGCGGGTTTGTGGCGTTACCGCCGCTGGTTGCGAAGTTACCTCGTTATTTTCTATCAGCATGGTTTAAGGTTTCCAAGAAACCGTCCTGTCGTTCCTAGCATCCGGTCATTAGTAACCGTGATGAAGCGTATAAGTGCCGCTAATGAATCAGTCAAGGGTCACGTCCCCGCCCGCTTCGGCGTAGAAGTCCAGCAACTCAACGTAGGTGCGGACGGAACCAAGGGCAGTATCTCGGTCGGCGTGGTCGGAAGCGCGGCAGGCATCGCGCACAGCAGCCTCCTTCATGCGGTTCACCTCGGCCATGAACGCCCGGAACCGGGTGTCGGGCACAAGCTGACGCATGGCTTCTTGCAGGGCGTAAGCCTTCTGCTGGGCAAATTCGGCGCGTTGATCCATATTAGGCTCCGAGGCGTCCAATCTGCGCGTTCTGGCGTTGGGTAATCTGGAACTGCATCTGCTTTTGCAGCTTCTCTAGGCGGCCACGGAAATTCTCGTCGCCATTCGCCCGTTCCTGCACATCCGGGGCTTGCAGGTAGCCTTGGAGCACCTGGAGGCCCAATTCGGCTGGCATACCCTCCTTGTAGTCCACATCCACCCCGGCAAAGGCTTTGGCAAAGAGCGTCTGATACTCCTCGACGGCCTTTTGGGTGGCGGCTTCCTTTGGCTGGATGACGCGCTCGGCCAGGGCGGGATCGTAGGCCGAAAGCGCCCAAGAAAGCAGTTCCGCGAAGTCCGTTTGGCCGTTGCGGTCAAAAGTGTTCACGATTTGGGCAATCCCCTTCATCTTGCCTTCCATCTGCTCCGGGTCGTTGGTCTGAACGTCAAAATTGAGGTAGAAGTCGTAGCTCTCCTTGGGGTCGCCCTTCTGGAAGTTCACCATTTCCTGCGATGAAACGCCTATGACGCGGAAATACAGACTGTCGGAGCCGTATTGCTGGTAGAGCGCCCAGCATTGACGGAACACATCGGACCACGAGGACAGCCAGCGGTTAATCTCGTGCTGTTGCTGGGTCTGGACGGCAATTGGGTCGCCTCCGGGGCTCATCATCCCGAAGTATTGGTGGAAGCGGGCGGTCGTCTTTTCGTCCACCTCCGTCGTGTTCATGTCGAACGCGGGACGGTCGGCAAACTGGTATTCCTTGGGATCGCGGCGGTAAGGGATGCGGGCACCGGCACCCCAGGTCGAAAGGGGCCGCCCGGTCGGATACATGAGCGGCGGCAGGATGCTAATGCTCATCGCGTCAATGCGACCGTCCGAGCACGCCTTGATCGTGTCCTGATAGGGCTTGGCGATTTCCGGGATGCCACGGGTATCATGCAGGCGGCGGCTCAAATACTCGCGGCGGAACAGCACGAACGGGTATTTGCCGTGCTTGTAGCCGAGCAGGCCGAACTTGGCATAGCCGTTGTGGGCACCGCCGTTGGCCGGGGGCAAATCCGGGTTAAACACCGACAAATAAATCCCCGGAACGCCATCCTCATCCACTAGCCGCTCGTAGGCATATACAACTCCGATAAGGTCGGTGAACCTAGCAGCTTGGTTGATGACGTTGCGGGAAATTGGCTCCGGCCAGCTATCGGGGAGCATGGAGACGATGCGGCCCTTGCAGCGTTGGATGGCTTCTTCCACCCAAGCCTCGTTCCAGCCCTCCGTGACCACGTAGGAGCGCAATTGCTCCGGGGTGTGATATTGCACCCGGTAGATCCCCGGGGCGTTCTCAATGTCGGTGGCCGACGGGTGAATGAATACGTCCTTGTCCAGCGTGAAGGCGCGGATAACAGGCCGGGAATACTCGGGGCCAACCACAGGCACGGTCGTTTCGCCGTCCTCCCGGAGTTCTTTAAGCATCTTCTTGGCCTTCTTGTCGGAAATGCCGTAGGCCGACTTCATCATGTCAATGAACACGGTCTCTAGCGCCGGTTCTTTCAGCATGGCCTCAATTTCAGGGTATTGCTGGGCCAGCGTCTCGATCCGGATGTTCTCAAGGGTCTTGTCCTGACACGTCTCCCAAAATACGCCGAGGAGAGCCGAGCCCTTTTCGTGGCGGTATTGGGCCAGAAGCTCTACTTCTCGGTCCACTTGCGGGATTTGGGTATAGATCAGCCACTTCATGAACGAAGTAACCGCCTTTGCCCGCGCCATGTCCGTGCCCTCGATGGGAACGGCAACCACGTTGGAACGCTTGAACGCCGTATAGTCCTGCGCGACCTTGGCATTGATTGCCTCGTCGGCCAACCATACGCGGAGGTCGGAAGCGCCGTCCCAAGGGGTAGGATTGCCGTTGGAGCCCTCGCGGTTGTGCTTCTTGCCGTCGCTGGACTGCCCGGACCACAGGGCATACCGGGTTTCGTAGTTCAACCGGCCCTGGTTGATAACGTCGCCGCAGTCTGAAACCGCGAGTTGGAAGCCCTTTTTGATCCTGCCAAAGTCCGGGGCCACGCCATCCGGGGGAGCTAGGTCTTGGCCGGGGTCTTTCAGCTTTGAATCAAAATCCTTAATCATAGTGATTAGATTTGCTTATATTCAGAGCCAAAACGGGTCAAGTGTTGCAACGTGTGTGGTTCCTTTAGGCTAGGGCCATGAAGCCCTTCATCTGCATAGGCACGCCCTGCCATTCCCACACCGTCCACAACACGTTCGCGGCCTCCATGCAAAAGCTGGCTCGGTCAGGCGTGAACTATGCCCACGTCAGCCTCGGCGGCGGCGGGATTTCCATGGCCCGGAACAAGATTCTCGCTCAGTTCCTAGCCACCCCGGAGTTCACCCACATCCACTTCATTGACTCCGACATTGAGTTTGAACCCTGGATGGTGGCAAACCTTGTGAACCACAACCTGCCGCTGGTTGCAGCCCCCTACTTCTGCAAGAAGCGTAATGCCGGGCTCTCCGGGCACCCCAAGAAGGGTTTTGTGCCCAAGGAAGATCAGCAGGTGATCCCGATGGCGGCGGTAGGCACCGGGTTCCTGATGATGACCCGTGAGGCCGTCCTAAAGCTGGTGGAGTTCTGCAAGACCTCGCCGGTCCTTCGCACTTACTATGATGCCGAATATGGGCGCACCTCCTACGACATTTGCTGGCAGGGCGTCGTCAATGACCCCGAGCACTTCCAGCACCAAACCTACCTTACCGAAGACTTCGGGCTTTGCTACACGGCTACGCTGGCAGGCATTACGCCCATGCTGGACCGCAGCTTCTACGTGAAGCACTACGGGGATATTGATTTTCCGTTGGAGGAGCCGGTGACGGAGGGGGCGAAGTGAGCTACTACGAGTTCACGCTTAACCACTTTTCGGGCGGGACTACCCGCTGGGTATTCCTGACGAAAGAGGCCGCATACCGCTGTTTTGAGAGCTACAAAAAAACAGCCGAAGAGCAGGCAGACAAAACGGGCGGGCTGCTTCGTGCCTATTCAGACGAGGTATCCCTTGCTTGGACAAGCCCTGTTGGCTTCATCCATTGGTCAGCGAAGGTACGTGAACTCGCCTCGGAAGACGGTCGCTTTCAGTAACCAAACGTCCCCGTAGCCTCGTTCTTCTGCTCGTCCACGAAGTCGCACCGGGCTTCCAAGAGGTAGCGCACGCAGTCTATCGGGTCTTTGCAGGCATCGTCTTTCCCGAACTTAGCGTAGTTCTTGAAGGCGTAGATCGTCTGATGGCACTTGTCGGAAATTAGCAGCTTGGGCCGGTTCATGGCCGAGATGGGCTTTTCCGGGTCGTAGGCCAGCTTGTCATTGATGGCTGCTATCCCGTGCTCGATGCCCAACCCCGGTGCCGGAATGAACGTGTAGCCGAAGCTGTCCATGTCATTGATGATCGTGGTCACGCCCTCCTTGCCCTGGATCTGCGCATTGCCCAGCCGGGGGTCTATGATGCGCTCAAAGATTTCCTCGCCGTCCTCGCGCTCTTTGAAGAGGTCGGAGTAGTCGCCGTAGCCCCAGCCGAGCGGCTTTTGCGCCGGGCCTTGCTTGCCCTCGGGTGAATCCGATGGCTCTGCCCACTCGCCATACTCAATATCGGGCCATTCCCGGTAAACGTAGGCCACGCCGGCTGCGTCTATCGCTGCCCATATCATGAACCACGGTTTGCTGCCAGAAGGATCGACTACGTGATACCGCGTCACCTTCGGCGGCGGGAGAATCTTCCCGTCCTTGCTCGTCCGGGGCTTCAACCACGGCAAATCCTCGTGCTTTATGACGTGAACCTCCTCGTCAAACGCCGGGAACGGGCTGGAACTGCTCTTGGTCGGGATGCCGTGGGCACGGGCCATTATTTCCGCCTCTGGACGGCCCCGTAAGCCATCGCAGAAGTCGATATACGGGATAAACGGGTTGTCCTGCGTCCAGAAGTAGTAGATTCGGCCCAGCGTCTCACCCCGCCTGCCAATCATCTCTTGGGCTACGGGCAAATCCCGGCCTAGTAACTCCGAATGGCGCTTCCTGACCGTGCGGGTGCGGGCTAGAATGTCGGAGACTAGCGGCGACCAGCCGTTCAGCGTGGTAAAGCCGAGGATCAGCCGGCCCCGCGCATCCGTCAGGCGATACCGCAGCGTCTCAAACAGCTTTTGGGGTGCCTCTTCGTCCAAGGCAATAGCATGAGCCCACCAGCCTTCGGCCATTTGGTTGTCGTTCTTGTAGGCTGCGTAGGTATGGAAGATGATTTCGCTGCCACGGGCGCACCCGGGTTGGGCCGGAAGGATCAGCTTTCCGCCAGTAAAGCCGTTCTTTTGCGAATACTGGACGGAATACGCCTGATTCTTCTTTTTGCCGAGGGCTTTGATGGATGCGGGCAGGGCTTCCCAGACGGCGGCTTGCTGTTCGCCGATGCTTTTCTCGTCGTTGACGTGAAAGGCGCGGAGACGGGCTTCGGGGATGGTAATGGCTAGGTGGACTAGGAGTCTCGCCATAAAGCTGCTCTTAGAGCTGTTATGGTGAATCACCCCGGCAGCCACGTAGTTCAGGTAAACCGGCACCTGAATGTCCCAAACTACCTCGGTTCCGGCGTAGTCCAGTCCCGTCACGGTCAATCCGCCTTTTAGCAGGGTGCCAATTTTCAGCCCGGAAACATCGCTCCATTCCCCGTCATCCAACATCACCCGATGGGCATACGTTGATACGAAGGAGTCCCCGGAAGACAGGGAAACCCGCAGCATCTTGGATACGCCTTTGGTAAAGGGCTCCGGGGCTTCGGCTGTAACCACGTTTTCCCCATCCCATGCTTGGACATGGTGGCTGCCCTTGATGCTGCTGATAGGCCGGGAAACGCCTAGAACCGGGTCGTAAATCGGAGTATCCCCGCGAACGCAGCGGTTGCCGCCGAGAATGACGTGAACCTGGTATTTACTCCAATTCTCCATCACCTCACGCCAGCCTTCCAGCGTCCACCCATACATCGTCGGATCGCCCGGACTTGCCCCGGTCACGAAGTCATCCAATGCCTTTAACTGAGACAGATCCTCGGGCGTGAACTTCTCGGCTTCCTCTGGTGAGAAGCGCGGATAGGGCAGCCCGAACTTGGGCTGGAACTCGTCGGCGTAGCGGATTGCGGCCATTACGTCGTCTCCTTATCCCCCGTTGCTGCAAAGAAAGGCCGCTCTTCCGTCAGTTCGCAGGCTTGGTGCTCCTCGACGATCCGGGACTGCCAGGTTACTTCATAGACCATCCCGGACTCACGGTAGATCAGGCCGGTAAGGATGCCCGGGGTTTCCTCGGTTTTGTGGTAAACGAGGGTGCCGATGGCGAAGGCGGGGGAATCCGGGAAGCCCATTAGCTCCTCCGAACCCCCATCACGTTATACCGCCCATGCAGTTCATAGTCCCCCGGAATGTCCGCATACGGCTTTACCCACACCGTCCAGCCAATCATCGGCTGGGCATTCATGTTTACCCAAAGCCTGCCATGGCTCCCGTCCTCAAACTCGATAAACCTGATGCGCGGGTTCAGCGGCTTGCCGTAAACCCGGACCAAGACGGGCTCAACGATGGGCCTTTCTTGTGCTGTTCCGGCCAATTCTAGGCCATTTGCCGCGCTGGCTGTGTCATTACCCGAAACGGGCTCATTTTGGCTGGAAATGGCGCTATTCAGGCTTCCCTGCGAAATAGGCGAAACTCCCGTTTCTGAGGCATCCAAGGCGCTTTTTTGCCCAGATTCTAAAAATGGCCCATTTGATTCCACTGATCCCCTCGCAACCGCTGATTCAATCGCCACTTGCAGCAGCATCGGCACCCCGCTGCCACCCCCGGTTCCATTGCCAGCAGCTAGGGTTTCAGCCAGTTTCGCCTTTTCGGCTGCTAATCGACGTAGTTTCTTGAGGGATGGCATGGACAGAAGTGGAGGTAAGTAGCCTTTTTGTGGCAGTTTAGGAAAGTGGGTGAATCAGTTCAAATTTACAGCTTGGCAGCCCTGGCGAACCCCCTCCCCCCCCTATGCTAGCAAGGGCCGAAAGGTGGGTGAAAGTGCTACCATCTACGCTACCGGATAGACCTAAGTGCATGACTGGCAACGCTTGGGAGAGTGATATGTCGTCAGTGTGAGGCATGGCGTCAGGCGGACAGCTCAATAGGCGACGGGAGGGGCTGCTGCGAAATCGGGAACGTTACATCATGACTAAACTTGTCATGTTTCACTTGGCTGCTTCCGCTCACCTGCTTCGTCGCAAACTTACCCGCAATAGCAGCCGCAGTATCTCCCGTTACCCCGTTAATCTGGATGTTAGTCTGGTGAGTAATGCCAGCACTTGGCCCTGCAGAGATTAGCTTGTCGTGCATGACGCCGAGCGCGAGGAACGCCTGAAAGCCCTTGAGATTCTTTACCTCATTCTTAGCGCGGGCTATGACTATCTGGATGAGCGTCTCGTATTCGCCTCGTAGCATTACCTGAAACTCTTCCGCCGTTACTTTCGCCACCTCTTTAGCCATCTTTGCCAACTTGGGCGGAAGGGCTGCGTCTAGCTGCTGCTGTGTGATTTCACCCGCTGCAAGTTTAGCTGCGTGAGCTGCAACTTTCGCGGCGTTGCTAGGTCTTCCGCCTTTCTTCCGCACGGGCACAGGATTCCCGCCAGTAGATTCCCTACTCGCTTCTCCCTCTGATAACGGCTTCTCTGCTTCACTTTCCACCCTGCGCAGCATTAGAGAATCTGCTAGCAATGCAAGGTTGCAAGTTTATGCTTCTTTTCAGTTGCAACGTGTGCGATAGTTTGGGGCGTCAAGGGTGCAACTGCCCGAGACGCTAACCACTAAAAGGAAAAATCCACATGAAACCCCTCTTCACCCTCTCAACCCCCGAAGGCAAATTTGCCAGCTACGACATGCGCAGCGGTCCTTACTTAGCCCCATCAAAGGCTTGGGCCTACACTTGGCCAACGAAGGCAGAGGCAGAGGCGCAACTTGCTTTTTATGTTAAAGCCTTGGGCGTTTCCCTTACTGTTTCTGAATTTAGCAAATAAGCACCACGCAAGCCTAACACTGTAAAATAATGGAATCTATGAAAACCCACCTAGACCACAGAAGAGCCTAAGCACCCCGATTTCCCGCGCAGCCAATGGGCAACCTCGTTGGCTCCTCGATGCAATTGGGCATCATAAATAACCACTGGAAACAATAGACCACATGAGCACACAAAAAAGGAAGTTTGAACTATTCGCCCGGCTGCAAAGCCTGGGCTTTACATACGAGGAAGCTTATTCCCTTCGTCGCATTGAATTGACGCTTACCCGATGGGCTGAGCGCGAATGCGGAGACGGTTCTAATTGGGCCATTGAGCGCGACGAAACGACGGGCAAGCCGTTCAACGTCTATCATGGCGAGGGGAAATCCCGCCGCTACCCGATTGCGGACAGGGAAGCCGGGGCCCTGAAACGGCTAAAGGCTATCTGTGATGCAAGGAACGCGCGCCAGACTACGGATGATGAAGCGGGAAACAATGTCATCCCTTATCATCAGGGCGATTGCCGGGGTTGCGCCGTGTATCTGTTGAAACGCTCGGACATTGAGGACGGCAAGCCGTTGGATCAGGTCTATTATCGCGGCCTAGCCGTTTGCGCCTAGTTGCAACCCACCACCAACCCTAATTCACAAAGGAATAACAATGAAAACCACTGAAACCACACAACACACACCGGGGCCGTGGAAAACCGTAATAAGCGCTTCAACCCGTGCCGTCACAACCTCAAACGAAGCGCCGAAACAAGCGACAATTTGCCGTTTGTTCTCTGAATGCGTAGCGTTTGAACCGGGCGAATTTGAAGCCAACGCCCGCCTAATCGCAGCCGCGCCTTGCCTCCTTTCCGCCCTTAAGGACATGCTCTCATCGGCAAACGCTGGCGACTTGGATAGCCTAGCAAATGCCAGCGAAGCAGCCCAGGAAGCCATCTCCAAAGCGGAGGGCGTGCAATGAAAACTGTCACCCCTTGCCTCGATGCCTTCACTTCCGCGTATATCGCAACCGCCCTTTGGTCTTCCGTAGATAACGAAGGCGAACCCCTGGATGGCCGGGACGATTACGAGCTAAACGACGAAACCCGCGAAGCAATGGAAGCCGATTGCGCCCGATTCTTTGAGGCCAACCGGGACACAATCGAAGCAGCCATTGCAACCGGCGAAGTCACATGCGGTCCCGATTTCGATGAATACGGGCGTGCGGGCCATGACTTTTGGCTTACCCGTTGCGGACACGGCGCCGGTTTCTGGGATGGCGATTGGCCACAACCCTATGCAAAACAACTGACGGACGCAGCGCACGCTTTCGGCGACGTCAATTTATACGTCGGCGATAACGGGGAGATTTACGCATGAAACTCTTATTACTCCTCGGCGCAATTTCCATGCTCACCCTCGAAATTACATGGGCGCTCCTCGAATCCCTGTTTGCGCCGGATAGGGCAAGGGAATCACTGGAACGGGCTAATGGTGCAACACGTAGCAAACCCGAACGGCCATGAGCCCCACAGATTACCTAATCGCCGCCAACCGCGCAGCCCTCGCCGGGTTTCCGCACTTGGCAAGGGCGTTGATTGAGCTTTATCGAAGGGAAACCGGGAAGTAACCGGAAACCCTAGCAACCCCGGATGCCTAACCGCTCCGGGGTTTTTCATGCCCGCAGTTAGCGATGCGCCTTGGTTGCCTAGATCCTGCCCCTTTCCCGCGCTGGCAACCGCGATTTCCGGGCAAATGAGGGGTGGCGCTGCATATACTGAGCACTAAGGCGGCTAATGCTTCATTTATTGAGCGTCACAGGCCGGGAAACGCTAAGGTAAAAACTTTTATATTAGGCCAAAACAGGCAGATTTGGGGCCATTGTCTATCAAACTAGGCAAACCGGGCCAATTTTGTGCCCATTGGTTTACATTTGCGGGCAAGTGGGGTGTTTTAGTAACAATTGAAACCGGGGCGGGATTTTTAAGAAAAACATGTATGTATTTCTTACAGGATTTCCCGGTATTACAGAGGGAAAACGGGCCGGGAGGGTTGCCCCATGTTCCCGAATGGCATCAAAGGGCTGTAATCGGCCGAGGCGTAGCCTCCTATCTAGTCGGCTGCCTGCGTCGATCCTGGCGGGGTAAGCAATGGGAGGTGGTCATGGAATTGGGGCGGTAAAGTCAAAGACCTTGATCCCGCTGCGAATCGCTTCCGCTTTCATGCTGGCAGTCCCGGCACCTCCCGGAAATAATGCAACTGCGTCCGCATATTCAGCCATATGCCTATTGCGAATAGGTCCGGCTGCGCGGCCATGCTTTGACCAGTCGGCGGAGAAGCGTTTGACTGGAATCCCGGTTTCCTTGGCCCACCACTCGCCGCCCGCATCCGCGCCGGATGCGCATCCGCTTACCACTTCGGTAACGGGGCCGTAATGGGCATGGATCTGCGACAGTTTGCGTATGTCCTCCGGGTAGAGGTTGTAGTCCCGGCCGCCTGCGATTATTAGTTTCATGGTTGTTATTGAGAATTAGTCTCATCTCGTTACTTGAAGTGGTCTCGATCCTACCAATCATGCTGAGAGCTTGCCTTTCGGTCTTCGCTGATCTTGCGGATAACCTCGGGCAATGCCTTTTCCGGGTAGCCCACGTTTAGGTCCGAGAGCAGTCTTTCGGCCTCTGCTTCCGCGATGTGTTCCGGGATCGCGTATTCCCGGGCTAGCTCGCGGGCTTGGTTCAGTAGTTTTTGCCTCAAAGCTGCCTTGTCCGTCGGAGACGGACCCTCAGTATAGTTCTTGGATCTAGTTATGGATTTAGTCCCTTGATCTAGTTCGGTATATTGAATAGATTTCAAACCTGACGTGCAAACCTGACGATCAATTTTGATCGCCAGTTCATTACCAATAACTTGCGTAGTCTCGGTGCTGGCAACGGTAAAGGTAAACCCCCTATGCAGCCCCTCGATCATTCTTCGCTCGGTCTTAACGAGGCCCAATGCAACCAAGCTGTTCAGCGCCTTCCGTAGCTTTAAAGTGCCCATCCCGGTCTTTTCGCCAAGCATTTGCAGGCTAGGGTAGCATTTGCCCGTCTCGTGGTTGCGGTAGCGTTGCAGCGCCAACCAAAGGTAACGGGAATTGGCCGTGAGCTTTGGGTGATCCCAAACGTCTCCGGATACTTTATACCACCACTGTTCGTTATCTGGACCTGCGTTATTCATAAAAGAAAAGGGCCTACCCCGGGTCCAGTCGGAGTAGGCCAACTATCACATGAAACCGCAGGTGTGCGCGACCTTTGGCAAATGAAACATTGGATGCGACCGACTGGCCCGGTCAACTAAAAACCTATGAAATCATACGTGTTGCACCCTGTCAAGTGGTGCGTCTGCTGGGTATGGCGTAGATGCGGGCGAACAGCTCGTTATACGGGTCATCCTTGCCCATGATCCGGTCGGCAATGATGGACACCGTTTCGCGGCTCTGGGTAATGCCGCCAATGGCCCACCGTTCTTGCGGATAAGCCGTTGCAAACCAAGAATACCAGCGGGCGGGAGTGGTGGTGAATGGAATTGGGTATTTCATGTGTAAAAAGTATCCCCCGCCAGTCCAAGAGTGCCTGCCAGTCGGTGTCCTTTGCTTGCTTGTGGGCGAAGCGAACCGAAACGGGGGTGCTAACCGCTCGAATGGGCGGAAGTTCTGCTAGCGTCTCCTATGTGTTGCAAGTCTAAACCTGCCCTTTTTGGGTTCCGGGCAAGAAATAACCTGCGTGCCGTTCATTACTGGCATGAATCGCAGCCAACAAAGGCAGCGACCCCGCCGAAAGCTGATTCAGATTGTAAACCTCCCGTTGGAGATGCGCCCCATACGGCCCGCCCGGTTTCAGGTATGCCTTGGTGCCAATGCGGGGATCGCTCATAAGCCCCCGAGCCACATCATCCCTATCGGCCCCGGTAATGGAGCACAGCCGGCCAATCTCGTTGCCATAGGCCACGGAGAGGGCAAGGAAGCCGTTGAGGGCGTGCTTAATCATCTCAGCAGTCTCAATGGTGACGAATTGCAGGTCATCGGTAAACGGATGCAGCAGGCAGTAAAGCAGTTCCTTGTCGGCTTGGTTGTCGGTGCCGACGAAGATCCGGGGCTGGCGCTTAAAGTCCTCATAGGCATGGGCAGCCCGGATGTTCTCTGGCGAATAGGCAAAGATGCGGGACGGCCACCGGGTTTGCAGTCGGGACATGAAACCGGGCGGGACTTGGGAGGAGACGAGGATGTGGGTGTGATGGCTCGCATACGGGACCGCCTTCGCAATCTCGTTGAACAACCAGTCCCCGTCTGGCTGATGGTTGGGCAGAATTGGGGTGTCGTGGCAAATCCAGAGGAAATCCACGGAATTGGCTTCGTCATCTACCTTATGAAACGGCCTGCAACACTCCCTAACTGCATTGCCAAGGGTGCCGGTGCCGAGGATGTTTACTGTTATCATGTTCCTGACTCCCGTTTGTCGTCGTTCATACGGTCCATAACGTCCTGAATGGCGGCCATTATGCGGTTGCGTATGTATTGGGCAGCCGGGTTTTCCCCGTGAAGCACCTCTACGTCCCGGTTCATCTGGTCCCAATCGGCCATGAGTTCCTTTAGCCGTAGCTCGTAGCTCTCAGCAATCCGCTGCCAGTCGATGAACTCGGGTTTAACGGGAAACCGGGTGATCTTGCCGCAATGGTAGCATTGGGCCTCGGCAACCTGCATGAATGGCCGGGGTTCGGTTTCAATTGTAGTTGAAAACGGGTTGTAGTGTTTATCGTAGAATTTCATTGGTTCCAAATCGTAGTGGTCTGAGTCTCCCAGGGCTTTCCTTCGCGTATAACGGAGGCAATGGGCCGAATGGGGGTGTTGGGTGGGGGTTGGTGGCAAATCGCCTTATTTTCGCCACCCAAACGCGCCGTTGAGCCAGCCTGAACCGGGGTCTTGGCCGGTTTGGCTGGTTCCAGAACGGGATTTCCGAATAAGTCGGTCATGCAGCCTTTGCTTTGGGCCGGGAATTAACCTCTGCCTGCTTGGCTTCGGCCAACTCCAAGGCATCGGGCCCGATGTAATACCAGCCAAAGCGCCCAAACTCTTCATCGCTGGGCAGGTATTCAGCCGGTTCAATGATGCGTTCCGGGTTGTCTGCGGTAGCCGGGATAGTCCGTCCATCGTGTCGGCGGACAACCAGCACCTCAAAACCGGCTGATTTCCGGTAAATAGCCACGTCTCCAACGCGGCTGACTAGCTTCATGTTGCATCCATGCTTACGCATTTCAGCGGGAATCTGTTTGTATGTGTTCATTTTGGTTAAAGTTGAGTTCTCCACCTCTCGTTCCTCCGGTTTCTCCGGGCAATTCTGATGATGCTCCCCGTTCCAATGCCCGCATTCGGGGCAGACTTTGGTCTTCATTTGACCACCCCCAGCTTCCGCAGCACCCGCCAAGCCCATACCAGCACCCGGGGCACCACCGTTACCTTCACGTTCCCGCCGATGACCGTAGGCTTCTCACCCCACAACACCCGGCACCGGACCGGGCTGCCGTCTGCCATGGTCACATTCTCCAGGACAACCCCGGTAGTCAGGAACCCCGATTGATCCGACCAATTGCCAATGTCTATGTCGGTTTCCGCTCCATGCCCATCTATGACAATGTTTTGGAGGTGAATCATACATGATCCACCCTTGATCGTGACAACGTATTTGCCACCGGGGATCAGCTTGCAGTCCTTTACCAGCACGTCCACGCAGTCCCGGTTAATGTCGATGCAGTCCTCGTAGCCACCGTAGATGACGCAGCGGACAACCTCGATGAAATCGGCGTGGGACAGCTTGAGAGTGTCGGCGTAGGTGTCGTCCGGGGGTGCCAGCGTGGTATCCTCGATTGCTTTGCGGGACACGTCGGCAAGGGAGAGGTAGTTAAGGTCGCTCATTTTTTCGCCTCCCTTGCGGCGAGCATAGCGTCGGCGTATTCGTATGCTCTTTGGCCTATCCAGTCTTTGGCGTTTCCAAAGTTGGCTGCGGATAAGATGCCAGCCAGCGCCTGCCCAGCGAAGTAGTCGCGCAGGGTCATGCCTTCGCTGGATCGTTCAGTGATGTTCTTTTGGCCGTATGGAAACGCCGGCCTGCCGTCATTGTTCGTGCTCAATGCGCAGCCCTCCGCACCGGCGTCTTCCACTCATCTTGCTTGATACTGCACCGTGCCCGTGCCTGTGCATACCCAATGGCCTCCAGATACCGGATGGAGTCCTCACCCAGCAGGTCTTTAGCCTCGTCGTTGCTGTATTTCCAGCAGAGGTCGTCGAAGGCTTCCCCTACTCCCGGGGTGTCCTGCGAATCCCGGCTGTCCGAGAAATCCCACCAGAGGATGCTTGCGCACCAAGCGGCAGCTTGGGTGTTGTCCTTGTGGGCAAGGTCGATGCGGTTGCGCCATTCGGAAGGGGTGAGTTCCCGGTAGCATGTGATGTGTTCTTTTACGGCCATGTGGTTAGGTTATGTTATAGGTTGCAACTGTGACAAAAGGGTTAGATAGGCTTTGGCTGCGGTTGCGGGGACGACTCCGTTGCCGAGGAGTCTAAGGCGGTCCACCCGGAAGGGACGCCCATAAGACACTCCACCCAATCGGGGTTGAGTTTGCCCTGAGCGTGTAGCTGGTCCTCCAAGTTGATCGTGTGGCCCCGGGCTGCTCGCTTCTCCTCCGGTTGGCTCCCGCCGCGTTTCGATGGGTCGGAGGGTGTGCGCCATGCTGTTACTTGGCTCCCCAATCGCAGCACCCGCGTCCCATTCGCCTGATTCTGGTAGCCCGTGCTGTTCTTGGCTTCCGGCGTCATCCATGATTCTTGGCACAACCCTTGGCGGCTCCCATCCGTGCTGGGGTTCGTTGGGGCGGGACGGCCACATTTCACGGCAACCGTCGTTAGAGATTCCTGTGTGCCCTTCATGCCACGGCTCCTGTCTTGAAATCCCTGTCGTGCTTCGCTGGCAACCGGGCTGGGCCAGTAATACGGCTGTGCCCAGGGGGGGGGGGTATTCCGCTGTGCCTGTGATCCGCCCGCCGAGTTCTTGGACTCGTTCACGCTGATTGTCGGCCAAGATGAACACCCGCTTTCTTTGGTGGGGCGCACCAACTTCACTCGCGCTAAATACTCCCCACGTCGTTTTGTAACCAATGCTTTCCAGTTCGCTAACGACTTCTCGGAGTCCAAGGCTGATGTGTCCATCAACGTTCTCAAAGAAGCATTGCCGGGGGCGCATAGCCCTAATTCCGTCTGCGATGTAGGGCCAGAGGTGGCGGGGGTCGTCCTTGCCAAGTCGCTTCCCGGCGCTGCTGAAAGGCTGGCAGGGATAACCGCCAGAGAGGATGTCCACGCAGCCGTAAAATGCTCCCCATGGGAAGGTTTTAAGATCCGTCCAGATAGGTGCCGCGTCCAGGTGTCCCGCTTCCATTTTCGCAACCAAGTTCGCGCAGGCATAGGCTTCGATCTCACTAAAAGCGATTGTCCGCAGATTTGGGACAACTCGTTTAAGTCCGAGGTCAATCCCGCCGTATCCGGCACAAAGGCTGACGTGTGTAAATTCTTTGGCAGTATCCATGTCATGTGGTCTTGTGTTGTTAAGTTATCCTACGTGTTGCAACTCTGAAAACAGTGTCGTCGGCGCATTATACCGGGCCTTGACGGAAAGCGTTGGCCCATCCCGCAGTTTCACCTGCATAATGTAGTAGTCGAAATTGGCCCGGAACTCCACGTCCTCGCCCATTTGGGGGGAGCCGGCGAAGTCATCGGTGGGTTTGTAGAGTAGAATGATCCGGTGGGCGGCGGCCTCGATGGCTCCGGAGTCGCGCAAATCGGCATCCCGGGGAGCCCGGTTCTCATTCACGCTTACCCGGTTCAACTGCGCACAGACGATTACCGGGCAATCCAGCATCTTCCGCAGTTCCACCAGCTTGTTCGCAATGTGGGTGATTTGATCGTAGGGCCGTCCTTCAATTCCGCTTTGAATTATCTGCAAGTAGTCAATCACAACCAAGTCCGGTGCCCACGAGGCTTTGAGCAAGCGGCATTGGGCCTCAATGGCATCTAGGCGCATTGTCCGGTCGAACAGCTTGAAGATATTCCCGGTTTCCAACTTCTTGAGGCAGGAACGGAACTTGGCCTTGGCTTCCCCGAACTCCCGGGCGTAGTCACGGAGGTTTAGGCGGGCGCGTTGGGCGGCAATCTGCTTCACAACGGATACGTCGCTTGTTTCCAGCGAGAAATACGCTACCCGCTTACCGATCCCCAAGTTCTCCCCCACAATCTGCGAGGAAAGCGACGTCTTCCCTTGTGAGGGTCGGGCACCGACCACCACCAGCTCATGCCGGCCAATAGGCTGCAAGAAGCGGTCAAGGAAGCCAAGCGTAGCCCCGACCTCGGGCTTGTCTCCCCGGTCCATCCGGTCGGCCCATTCCGTCGCCTCTGCCACAATGTCCTTGATAGGCCTCGCCCCCGCCTGCTGGTTGTCCGCAATCCCGTTAGAAATGGCCTCTACCAGCGTGGCAACCTCCGACCGCCCCACCCCGGCATCCAACTGCTGTTTCAACTGGCCAGCAGCGGCAGACATACTGGACGATGCTTTCGCCCACAGCACTTGCTCCAAGGCAACCGGAAAGTTGAGCGCGGTCGGTGCCGCCTTCTCGCATTCAAAGATGGCCTCAAAGGGGCAGGCTTTGCCCAAGTGGAGGGCCAGCGAACCGGCTTCCACGGGCTTTCCCGAGGATCTGAGTTCCACGACTGCACCCCACAGGTAGGCCAATGGCCCCGGGAAGTGCTCTTTGGTGGCACCGGATGCAACGGCCTTGTCCACGGAGGCCGGGTCAACGAAGCAGCAACCAATCAATGTGTGGTGGGGTGTCATTAGTTCGCCGTAAACACCCGTTTAACCGCTACCGTCCCGGTTGCATTACGCTTCCACTCCCGGGGATCGTCCATATAGCTGCCACGGTTAAACCAAGTTGCCGGGTGGGGAATGAACTGCCTGTCCGAAGCGGGCCAGCGCGTCGTAGCATCTGAATACGCATTTACGGCCAAAAGGAGCGCCTTGGGGGTCGTTACCTTCAATGCGTTGTTAATGGCCTTAATCGCGTCGGAACGGCCTACCTTGCGGGGATAGGCAGCATAGATGGAGTCGGCAATGGAGTTGGAGGGCTTTGGCACCCGGGCATCATACAGGTTGCAACAGGCTTCCCAACCGGCGATAAAGGCTTCCTCGTGGGAAGGCGTTAGGCACGTAGGCAGCCAGGATTTGAAGGATTCTTGGGGGGTCATGTGGTTTTGTGGTTAGAGTTGGTCATGGCGGCGTCGATGGCGGCGCGCCAAGCGTCAGGCCATTCGTTGTCTTCCGTGCGGTGTTTCGTTGGGTCTATGTCGCCTATATTCACGTCCTCAAGCAGTGTCGCTAAGAGGTTGAACCGCTGCGAATCCTTGCGAGCGGCGGCAAGCGCGGCCTCGGCGCGAGACAGTTTGCCCAGCAAATCGGCTTCACGTTCTGCGCTGCGTCCGAGCAGCTCTGCTTGGGCTAAGACTTCGGCCTCGGCGCGTTCGGCGGTAGCAGATTGGTGCTGCTCCGTTCCGTCGTCATCAATGGACGAAAGGATTGATTTCACCCGGTACAACTTGGAGCGATAGAGGGTGAGTACAGACTCGGCGCGTTCGGCGCGAACTTTCATGGCGGCAAACTCATCCTTTGCCCACTGCATTGCCGATGCCGCGTTGTCAGATAGTGCCTTCAACCTCTCGCACTCCGCTTTCGCAGCGGCGAGTTCGGAGTGCATCGAAAGCATTGCCTCCTCGTCGCTGGTAAGCAAAGCGTCCGAAGCGGTTTGCGGTAGTATAATAACCCTGATATTGTTTCCGTATTGGATGGCAACGGCATCCGTCCTCGGCGTGGCGCTGGGCTTGGTGGGTGGGTTCATGGTCGTGAGCGTTTCGATTCCTGATACATGCTTTTGATTGGGTCTTTTAGTTTTCCACAGTGGCGGCATCGAAGGCCGAGCCACCAAATTCCGTTCGCGTCTCTCTCGTGCTGGATTCGACCGGCGCACAGACCGATTCGGCACATGATTTTTCGCAGCAGGCTCATACGCTCCCCTCCTTCGCGTGCTCGGCGGTGGCGGCGAGGGCGGAACGAACGCGCCTCATCATGCGATGATGCTCGGGCGGCGCGTCCCCATCCACGTCTCCCTCGTAGCGAATCATGGCGTCAAAAAGCTCTTTCAACGCCTCCTCTAGCACGCGCACCCGCTCGCGCTCGGCGGTGAGGGCGTCTTGGCACTCGCAAAACATATCCCCGCGCTCAACCTTGGCTAGTTTCTCGGATGCGTAGAGTTTCCGCAGCAATGCGGTTTCCGCCTCCACCGCCCGCGCCTCGCTGTCGCGGATAAGGCGAGCGGCTTCCATAGGTGACGCTGAACCGTCCTCGCTGGCGAAGATGATTTCGTAGGCCAGCTTAATTTGCGCCTCGGTTGGGGTGGTGCTCATCGTTTTAGTGCCTCCCTGAGTCTGTCGCCTAGATGGTCGGGGCATGGCCCTGCGTTTTGGATCATGTGCTGAACTAGGCTGGCTTTTCGGTTGATTGGGTCTTGGCGCATTATCACTTCAAGATGCGCAATGACCTGAATCCAGATTTTGGTTAATGGGTCGTCGGTGCTCATTGTTTCGCCCTCCGTTGCTTGGTAGGCTTCGCGCACGGGATTCCGGCTGCGGTTAGGGCGGCGCGGGCGTCGTTTAGATAAAAGTCCTGCGAGTCTTTCGGGAACTTGTAGAACTGACCAACCTTAGCCATGCCGTCCTTGCCTCGCGCTGAGTTGATAAGCGCAAGTGCAACCCGCTCGACAAGCGACTCAATGTCGTCCAGCGGGATGACGGCGACGCGAACCACTTGATTTGTGAAACGGGTGTCCGCCCGCACTCTGCAACTTTTGCGGCTTGTGGAGCAGCAAACTATTTCGGGATAGTAATTCGCCCACATCACGCGGGCTTTGGGTGTTTTGGTTTTCATCGCGTTACCTCCACTTGCGCCCGCAGCCGAGCATTTCCGCCATAAGGTAGAAATGCCGCTCATCGGCCAGCGTCAGCCGCGCCTCTAGGTCGGCAATGATCGCGGCCTGAATCTCGGTTGGGGTTGGGTCTGTGGTGTTAGTTGGTTTCATGTTTGGCAAGGTCGTTGAATTGCTTCACTTGCTCCGCGAGAATCGCGTGTTTTTTGCTGCCAACTTGGACGGTAAATCCAAGGATTTTAACGGTCTTTTTCTGTGCTTTGCTTGCGGTGGATTTCATGTTTTCCATGCGCCAACACTAGCGAAGCCGCTTCACTTGCCAAGCTTATTTCAAATAAACCTCAAGCGTTCGCTCAATGTCGCGCAGTTCCACGCACTTGCGCACGAACAAAGCTGCGTAGTGCGGGCCGACTAGCTCGCGCAGATTCCACTCCGCAAGCGGCATCGCGCCTTCTTCTTCGTGGTCCGCGCACACTTTGACCAGGTGCACCACACGCCGCAGCTCGCGCAGCTTTTCTCCGTCGGTTTCCGCGCTCATGGCTTGTGCTCGCACATGCACGGCATCGACTGACCGCACGCTTCGCATTGCAGACGTTCGCCCGTGCATACCGTCTCAACCATTGCCTTTGCCGCTTGCGCCTCGGAAACAGGCCGCACGCCCGTCTCTATCCACTCCGCGCAAATCAGGTAGCCGTGAGCGTCAATCAGGTTGTCATCCTTCGCTTTGTGCGCGTGCCGCACCAACTTCAGGCCCGTCATCATCAACGCCACGTCAACGGACGAAATCGGCGCCGCAAGCTTCTCGCCAATGATTCCTGTCCATACCGCCGCGATGCGCCGAAAGTCCGCGTCGGGACTTCCGTAGGCCGCGTTTCGATCTCCGCACACTAGGCTGTGCGCTGTTTCGCTGTGGTTCATGGCTTTGATTTTATCACGTCGTTGCACCTCGACGCTTCCCGCGCCAATGCGCAGACCTCGCGCTGGTTCAGCTTCGCGCCACTTGCGAGCTTCTGTTGGGCTTTCGTCAACAGCAGTAATTCAGCGAGTGAATCGACTGGCTTGAACTTCTCAAAGCCGCCCCAGCTTTTGTTCTTTGGTTTCATGTTTTTTAGTTTCCAAAATTAGTCGTCAATGTCCTCGGCCGACTCTGCTACTCGGTCGCGCAACTGTTCGGCTGCTGCAAACGGATTAGGGAAGTCCGGGTTATGGTTGCGGGACCACTTGCTTCCGCTGCCTCCCGTAACGATGTCAGTCGCTGCGTTGGCTGCGTCAATTGGTAGCGTGGCTACCTTGATTGCGGACGATAGTAATTTTCCGAACATATGTTTTGTTTTTATTTTTCGTTTCCTTAAATTACGTTAGGGCTGGGCAACTTGCCAGCCGCGTCTAACTCTCGCGCAATCTTGTCGAAATAAATTGCGCATTGACGCCCATAGTCATCAATGGGGTTTCCGTTGCTGTCGAGTATGTCACTAAACGAAGAAGGGTCTGCGGCATATCGCGCAGCCCATTCGTTGAAGATCATTGCCATTCTTTTTTCTACGATGCTCATGTTTTGTTTTTTTTCGTTTCAAGAAACGCCGCACGTTTTGCGCAACGTTCAAAAATTATTCTTAGGCCAATCTTTTCCCCTCTGATTTAGGCTCGCCTAACTTAGTCGCACAACCCGCTCCCAACGAACGGAAAGCGGACTTGGTTTTGACTCGCTCGAAAGATGTCCGCGCCTCGCTTCCCC